TCTGGCGCTGGAACTGGTGCGTCAATCTCGGCGACAGTGATCGGTATCTCAACCACCGCAGCGCTCAAATCAACGCAGTACACCCCAGCCAACTTGCTCACACCTCCGAGCCATTGGATGATCGAAAGTTCCTGACCCGGATGGCATTCGACGCTCAAAACGATCTTCGCCACGGCATCAACGCCGGGCGTGTAAGAGGATCGATCTTCAAAAACTTGCATTAGTGCATGCCTCTCAGGGTGATCGCCAACCGCGCCTGCTTTCCGGTCTTTCCGCTTGCGTGTTTTTCTTTCTGTGCGTAAGCCGCCACGGATTCACCTGCGGCCTTCGCTTTACGAGTGAAGGCGCCCTTATTCTGCACTGCTCCAGCAATCCACCTTTTCTTCGTCATGTCAACCGTGCTTCCTCTGAAGATAGCCACCACGTTTCACCAAGCCGCCCGGCGAAGTGAGACTCGGTAGACTCGCGTCTGCGCGCGTGAAATCCATTCCGACTGACTGCGGAATGTGCACTTTCGCAGCAAATGCTGGGTTGTGAGCCACAGCCCGCATCAGTTTCGCCTGCGCTGGAGACTTGGACGGCATCAGCGCTCCATGTACCCGCCAGACTTCACAAGTCCGCCAGCGGAATGTAGGTTCGGTTCATCGTTCACGGTCCTGATCCTGCCTTCCACCATGCGCTTAGAAGCTAGATCACGCACACGCTGCGCTGCGGCCTCTTCGGCCTTGTTGCGATCGAAGAACTCGCGATCTGCCTTCATCGCCTTTTCAAATTCTGTGCCGCCAGAAGGCGCGCCACTCGGGAGGGTACGCCAGGTGTCAGGCATGTGAAGTTCCTTGAAATGGCATATACTGCATACTGCACGCCATAAAGGAAAAATCATGCTCACCAAACTGCAACGAGGATATCTCGCTGGGATTCTTGATGGAGAAGGGTCTGTCGGTATCACGAGACAAAAAAGAATCGACAGAAAGCGAAAGCGCGACTATGGGTATCGTTCTGATGTGAGGGTCACGCAGCGCAGGCGCATTTTGCTCAGCACCATTCTCGAATGGATTGGTCAAGAGAACGGACATATCGGACGAACCGGTCTCAACAACGCATTTTTTACTCTTCGCTTCAAGTCCGAATGGCTCAGAAAAAATCTCCCGAAAATCTCGATTCACCTGATCCTCAAACGCAGGCAAGCAGACCTTGTCATCGATTTTCTCGGCCATAAAACTCATGTCGGAAGGAATGGTGTCGGAGCGGACGTGTGGTCTAAGTGGGACGCTCAGTACGCTAAATGCAAAGCGTTGAACGCAGACCGCACGAACTCACTTACGTAACCGAGGCACCTGTTATCCACCTCCAATCAGTTACCGCGTTGAAGTACCGCATGTAAGCTCGCCACTTCGCGACTAGCGTATCCAGATCCTCCGCCATCGCGAATTCGAGCGGGATGCGATCGGACCAGAACGTATAGCGTGGACGCATGCCGGAGTCGCACATGAACCAGTTTTTCGTGCTCGTCAGGTAGTTCCACTCGTAGAAGGTGTAGACGCCTTGGTGCACGTTACGGTTGTTGTTCGCCGTATCGACCTTGCCCATCGAGCTGATGATCTCGAAAGCCTGCTCGTAGAGATCAGGCGGTCCCCACAATTCGTCCGGGGCGATATTGATGCGCTCGCCCTGATCCCCGCGCATCTGCACCATCTGGATGCGTGCCGCAGCGACGGCGACGGCGGTCATGGCGGATGTGACTTTGTTGCTGAAACCGACGTTGGTCGCGGCGCCAGAGGTTGTGGTATGCGCGGTGGAACAAAGCGCGACCGCTTCCGTGTTGACGAAGAAGTAGTTATCCACAGAGAAGGCGTTGTTCAGAACACGCGCGCCATGCTTCTGGCGTGTGCGGAACGCCGACTGGGCGAGCGCCCGCGGCTTCTGGTCCATGATGTGAAACTGATCGTCATCAAAGAGCTTGCGTTCCACTTGGATGCCGTTGGCGAACTCGACCGGCGTCCCCGTCGTCTTGTAGCCCAAGTTCTGCGAACTGTAACCGACGATGCCAGTGAATTCGGTGAAGTCCGGCAAGGTGCCGACCTGACTCCAGGTCATGTTGTTGCGACCGTTGGTCGGCTCCATTGCAAAGAGCTGACCGATCATGTCGGGCTTTTGCTCGTATTCCTCATAGAATATCTTCTGGAAGCGCGGATCCAAAAGGTCGCCGAACGCACTCGATACATGAGGGACTGCCATGTTCTATCTCCTTTAGGCGAGGTTGAGTGCGTGGCTATTGCTAATGCCGATAACGTATGAATTCAGCACGCCGTTGTCGGTGCCGTCCCGCAGGATCAACTCAACCGGCCGGAATGGCGCTCCAGTTCCTACCGCAATCGAGGCATCGGCCTGCGTGAGCAGCGTGGTCAGTTGTATCGTAGCTCCCTGCATCGGCGTCCACGGTATGCGGATGAAGGTATCACCGACAGCGATGGCATAATCGAACGGAACCGTTACCGTTCCAGCCGTCGATGAGGTTGAAGTGATCTTGCGCGCTTGCCCAGCATTGGCCCCCGCATAACACCACGTATAGCCCTCGTCGTATTCCACCGTCGAAGTCCAAGACTCCGCGGTGGTCACGGCGGTCCCGCCTGAGTTCGCTGTGGTCACTGTGCGCAGCGTCAAGGCCGTATTCTCAGTCGCACCCTGGCACATCTTCCACGACCAGCATGCATCAGGATTGATGATGAGTGACACAACACGCTGCGCACTCGTGCCATCGGTCTGCTGCGCGGTAACATAAGTATTGGCCGTCAGTCCGCTCCGACTGTCCGTCCCAGCGTCCAGACTAAGCCCAACACAATCGGTCGCGGTTGTAGTCGTGCCGATGACCACTCCAGCTGTATTAGCCGCAGGGATGGTGAAAGGGATACCGCCGCCGCCAGCTGAAAGCGCTGTAAGGGTCACGCCGAATTGGAACTTCTTGACGACCGGAGCCGCCCCCGAGAGGATGTATGCGAGCTGTGCCATTACCGCTCCTTTGAGTTAGACGATGGTCGCGTATTCGCGGTCACGTCGCTGTTGCTCCTTGGTACGCCAAACCTGTTGCAAAACCGATTCGTGGATGAACAGTTGGCAGGGACAGAAAAGCCTGCAAGCGTCGCAGTTCGCCATCACGAAGGGATAGTCCGTCTGGCGAAAATAGCCGTGCTTCTTTACGTCTAGCTTGCGCCAGTGCGGATCGCAAAGCGTGAGCGCGTGCCCCAGATCCGCATGATCGAGGACATTCGAGGCGCTGGAGGCCGCGTTGGAATGCTTGAAGAGTGAAGCCTTGAGACGGGCGAGTTTCTCGTCCTGCTCGCTGAAGGTGTGCTTGACGTGGATATCCACTACACGCGCGCGCCCATCTTACGGCGCAGCGCCGGGTTGCCGTACTTTTCGAGTTCTTTGCCCACCTCATTCCAGTCCTTGTATCGCCCTTTCTTGATCTGATCGCCGTAGTAATCCTTCTCGCGAGCGCTCAGACCTTTGACAACGTCCTGCTTGGTGCCGCGCTCCGATTCACCGGACGCGCCCGACTGCTCATCTGCTTCCACGCTCGGCTTGGAGCGCGCCTTATCCAGCTTTTCGACAGGCCCGAATACCGAGCGCATCGCCGCCAATTCCGTCTCTTTCGAGTCAGGCTGGCCGATGGATACAAGATAACGGAATTCCTCCGAGACCTTGGTCCGCTCTTCAGTACCTTCTTTCCAGGCGTTTGGAACAGCTGTGCGGTACTGCCGCAAATCCGCGTCAATCCGCTGGCCGCTTTGCGTGACCGATAACGTCGTCCTGGCTTCCTCTCGGCCGGCAAGTTTCGCCTGCTCGATCAGCTGCCGATCCCAGATGTTGTCTGCCTCTTCCTGGGTCAACTGCTGCTTTTCCACTGCCGCGCGCAAGTCAACGCGAGTCAGTGTTTTCGGGAGTTCTTCCTTCTTGGACTCGGGCTTGTTTTGCCCTTTTACGGCCGTCGCCAATTCCGCCACGCTCTGAGCGGTACTGGCTACCGTTGCCACCAGTTGGTCGAACTGTTCCCGCGGAATCCAGCCCTTTCGGTCAGGCTTACTACCTTTGTCCGCGCCTTCCGCAGGTGGCGTGCCCTGCTTGTCCTCGTCCGTTGCGGCCGAGGAAACGCCGTCCTTCTCTGCCATACGTACCTTTCCCAGCCACGGCCAAACACGAGGCTGTTGCGACGCAAAATACAGGGTTATGAAGCTACGAGGGTAAAACAGGGAAAAGCGGGCGATCCTTATAGAGCAAGAGCGTGCGTCCTAACGGACAGCCCTGACCAA